GCTGAGCTTGAAGAAGCGCAGGCGGCTTTGCGGAAATCAACCCCCGAAACATGAGGAGCCAGTCGTGTCCGATCCAGACCAAGCCAGGAGGCGTCGCGCTCTTGAGCAGGTTCGCGCTGCTGGGTGCAAGGGTCTTATTGTTGAGCGCGGATTGGAGAGCGTCACGCAGCGGTGCTTGGTGGAAGACGGCCTGATCTGGCAAAAGGTCTACGGCCGCAAGCATTGGCAGTTCACGCTTAGCCCGCAAGGCGAACTGGTACTGGAAAACCGAGGAGCGCAGACTAACGATGTCCGACACGCTGGCGCCAGACGATGTACGTGAGGCCGCTTACAGGCTCAATGGTGCGATGGGCAGAACATGCTGCCCATATCCGACGTTGGATGATCTTCGCGTCTACCTGCGAGAAGCATACGCAATGCGCACCGCGATTGCGGCGGCCATCACGCAGGGCGAGGCAGCGATGATCGCGAACGACGAGGAATACCGTAAACTGCGAGTGGCACGATAGGAGAGTTTGCTCGCACTCTTACCGCGGCGACAAGAGCCCACGAGGCGCTTCGCAAGATAGCTGCGGCGGCGAGTGCGAGCACCTAATAACGGAGCGCACTATGGATGTCTTCAAGCCCGAGGATCGATAAGAGGAGCAAAGCAATGGTCGGTATCATACCCGTTTCCTATGAGAAGATAAACGTAGGCAATCGTCTATTTACTATTGAGTGGGATCTAAGTCCTAATAATTCCGATGATGTTTTTATGGGGGATGCGTTTGAGGCAACGGATTGTAAGCTGCTGTCAATCTGTGCTTTCAATGATGAGGGTATGCTCTGTAAATTGTATATCAGTAATTTCTCTAACGCTCCTTATGGTGTAGGTGTACTTGAGCCAGGGTTATCACCCAACTTCCTTTTGCCAGGAACTGGCTCACCTATTCTATGGCCAGATGACAACAGTCCAGAAATACCACTTGCTAGATGGTATTTCCCAAGCGCTGAGGATGTTAATGGTCGCAGTAAGATAACATTATTATTCGAGATTATCCGATGAAACAAGTTCTAGGAGTTTGGATACCTGATAGTGATCCAGACGCCTGGATCCATAAATCAATACCATTGGTCGATGGTTATCCTAGCTACCAATACGAGCAATTAACCGCCTGTGTTAAAGCCTGCGACAAACGCTTGCATACCGTTGTAGATGGTGGTGCTCACGTTGGATTGTGGGCGTATCATCTAGCTAAGCATTTTAAACATGTAGCCGCTTTCGAGCCTATTGCTAGCAACTTCAAATGCCTAGAGAAAAACGTTGCCTGTCGGTCTAACGTTACGTGTTATCCATTAGCATTGGGGGCACATGATGGTCTAGTTAAAATGATTAGGCGGCATGTAAAGAGCTTTGGTTTTAATGTAGATCCATTGGGGAATATAGATATTCCTTGTCGTAAACTTGACACTATTGAGTTAGAAAACGTAGACCTAATCAAACTCGATGTTGAAGGGTATGAGTACGAAGTCTTGCAGGGTGCTCAAGCACTGATCGAAAAGTGGCGTCCTGTTATCATGATTGAGGAAAAGCTAGATCCTGATAAGCGAGCCACCAAATATCTTAAACACAATTTGGGAATGCGTTGCGTGTATGAACACAAATGCGACTATCTCTTCACGTGGAGTTGATACATGACTAGAATATTTACCATGTTACATCCGGTAGGTTAATGGAACTCCCTGCCCACAGCAAGCCCGAGGATCGGTAATGAACCTTCATAAAGACGGCAACATCTGGTTACCCCATAAAGATCCCATGAACTATTTGAGGGATTGCGTCACGGTTAGTGGGGTACCCTGCTATCAAAGACATCAGGTTAATGCAGCCGTCGCTAAATGCGGTGAGAAGTTACATACAGTTATAGATGGTGGCGCCTATATTGGATTGCTGGCTTTACAATTCAGCTGGCGCTTCAAAAGAGTAGTTTGCTTCGAACCTATTAAAGAGAACTTCGAATGCCTGCAACGCAATACAGGTCATGTGCCCACCATTGAACGACACCACGCGGCCTTAGCCAATACAGATGGCGAGCTTGTGTTAACACAGTCGCGCGGCCAGAAGAGTTTTTCATGGACCGCTCTAGGTGAGAGTGTCCATACAGAAACAGCGCCTTGTCATAGGATCGATACATTCAAGTTTGAGAACGTGAACCTAATCAAGCTCGACGTAGAAGGCTACGAGCTTGAAGCGTTACGTGGTGCTGTTGAGACTATTGAACGGTGCAAGCCGGTTGTGCTCATAGAGGATAAGCATGTTGAGGGCCGCCCGGCTTGTGCGTTTCTTACCAGCTTGGGAATGACGATGGTCTGGAACAAGAGTTATGACTGGCTATTTGTTTGGAAATAGAAATGCTAATAAGTCCTGGATATCAAACGCTATTGCAAGAAACTCACCGCACTCGGCATTGGGGAGTTGGCGGTCACAAATGCATCCAGCATTTCATGCCTCTGTTCGTTGAGTTGGGATGTACTACGCTACTAGATTATGGTTCGGGTAAAGAAACCTTGCGTATTGCTTTAGCAGCACAATTTCCAAATATCTGGGTATACTGCTATGACCCTGGTGTGTTTGGTAGGGAGTACTGCAAGTCGGCAGACTTCGTAGTTTGTAACGACGTACTAGAACATGTCGAGCCCGAACTGATTGACAACGTGCTTGCGCATATCTGCACTCTGGCAACCAAGGGAGCTTACCTTACTGCGGGACTACGACCGGCAAAGCATGTGCTGCCCGACGGTCGCAATGCCCATTTGATTATAGAGAAGTCCGAATGGTGGTATGCCAAAGTTAAGGCACAAAGTTGGGTTATCAAACAATGGACCGGGGGTGAGCAATACAAGCGTGCTTGCTTTTGGGTAGTTAAATAGGAGATCACCAATGTCCGCGCCAATGCCTCATCCAAGGGTTGGGGGAAATAATATGGATCAGCATCCACCGCACGTCCCCCAATCGCCTCAAGGTATGCCCCGTGTGATACAGCGGCAGTACGAGGAGCAATACTCGCCACAAGTCCGTGAGACCGAGGCTCGTCCACTGGCCGAAGTTCTCTATGAGCTGTTGTGGCCGGTTGGTAGCTGGTGTCTGATATTGGTCCAGGTTGCAATATTGATATCGGTAATGTTGAAGATGATCTCAGCCTACAATGGTTTCGATCATGCCCAGGTAACGGCCGTATCTGTACTCGCCTTCGGCGCGCTAGCGGCCATCCATAAGTATTGGGTGGTTATAAAGCCCCAGCCCGAGGAAACTAAGCTGCCTCAATAAATCACAGTAACTCTACAGCGTATTATGTAATTGAACGCTGTGCACAAAGTTGGGGGTAGGGTGACCTACCCCCAAAGCTTTTGCGAACGTCTGTAATGAATACGCTGTAGAGTTAGGTAAGTTCGTAACTACATGTTACGCTTACATGGTCATAGCCACGGCGCGTGAGCTTTCCACCCCACCATTCAGGAGGCTCTATTGTTAGATGCACGTTGCGACCGTCAGGGAAAGTTTTCTTGGCCGGTCGGCAGGCAATATGAAGATAAACAAAACCACCGGGGATTACGAAGTCGTATATATCTTCGATCACGTCGTCAAGGTCTTCTTTCGCAATATGTTCTAACATGTCACAGCAAATGACACCATGAAATTTACCAGTTGGGCGCTGGCTCAAGTAGCGTACCCCAATGTCGTAACAATGTGGTAGGATATTACCCCAATGCTCATGCGCTCTTTGGACGAGGTATTGATACCCCTTCCCACTGCCGTAGTCGAGCAAACTAATACGGTGATAATCCGGTACTACCTTATGAAGTACCAGACCCTGCACCAAGTTGGTGATGATGTTCCTTTGGGCTAGGTCCATCTTACCAATGAACTTCTTGTCGCTGGTATGCATCGGCTCGTAAAGCGTGCGATACTTCTCTAGCTGTTCGGTCTTGACCATCGCTTCAAGTGCTCCCATGCAAAGCCATTGGCGATCTCGTTAACGTTGAATTGGCACCACGCTAGATTGTTCATCTTCTTCTGACGCTCAGCCTCACTAGGCCAGAAGGGTCGTTGTAGGTTGTGGACGCTGTGCTCGCATAGCTCATGTACGGCGCTGATCCCAGGCACGCTAGTGAGCAGTACTGGCACGCCAGCCGCCAGAGCTTCAATAGCAGCATTGCTTCCGTGCGTGACGACGCAATGTGCCGATCGGAGTAGTGGGGCAAAGTTTTCTGTTGGCGGCGATAGGCGAGCGCCTTCAGGTACAGTCTTTGCAACATCGGTATCCTCATTTGCCCACCAGCTAGGCTTTGGGCGATAGATCAATCGTAGGCGGTCGCCAAGGTGAGGCATCAAGTCAGCACATACCTTGTGCGCGTATGCGGTCACGTCACCCAGCTCGTGGAAGTCGCAATACTTGGCACTACTGCCGGCGTAGATTACAGTGTTGCCACCGATGCTCTTGGGCTTGAGTACCACGCTAAGCCGGTTTAGCCTTGTGCTGTCGTAGCCCATCTTGTCGAGGTAGGGTGGCTGAAAGCCATTGATAGACATACGGCTGTAGTCGGCTCTACCGAAGTAACCTTTGTCTATAATCATAACCTGCCGACCGCTGGCCATACACTGCTTCCATATTCGCAGGCTCTTGACCCCAACGAATATCGCCATGTCGTCGGTGCTTGCGGCGGTATCGGTGCCGAACTCTTTGCGAAGCATCGAGCGCACCTTGTCTCCATGGCGCTCAAAGCCTTTTATCAGGGCCTCTCGCAAGCTTCGCTCGCGTTCCTTTACGCTTAGATACAGGGTGATGTTCATATGAGCCTCACGTCCTTTAAGTGCTTCCAGCAAGCACCACTGCTCATCTCATCTAGGCGCCATTGACTATAGGCCACGTTGTAAGCCCATTGCTCCCGACCTTCTGGGTAGTCGGGTGTGTCTAGTTTGCTTAGATCGAGCGGCCCCAACACCGATGCAACACCATACTTGGTGAGGGTCGGTATGCCTTCAAGAAGGGCATCTGCTGCCACGTTGCTGTGGTGACTGATAACACAGTAGGCACTGGCAAGAGCAGCGGCTAGCGAACCCTTACGATCAAACCGCGCCCCATGTATCGGGCGAGCTTCGGGCCAGCTAGGCTTAGGGCGGTACACTACCTCTCGAGTAGTAATCTTGCGAAGGGCGGCAACCATGTCACGCTCGAATTGCTCGCTCGGTAGCTTCCAAGCCCATGCAGCTTTTCCGCTCATGCCGGCGAGCAATATGTGACCGCCGCTCGACCGACGCCAATCTTTGATCGGTAAGCGAAGCTGGTTGAACCTGTCGGGCGGTAGCGGCGTCTTC